CAAGAAACTCCTCCACCCAACGAATCAGATCCCTCTACTAATATACCCCAAGAAATTGATCCATTCGACGAATCAGATCCCTCTTCTGATGAAAATTTTAGCGATGCAGAGTTGAGAAGACAAGAACGCATCCGCCTCGGCATCCCCCCTGACGAAGCCGAAGGGCTTGAATCTACTACATCCGCAGAGTCCGGTGACGCTTTGTTTGAAGAGATGCAGGCTCTTCTCGAATCAGAGGCGACAGATGAATCTGGCAGTGGTGGTGGTGATGGTGACGGTAGTGGCGGTGGCAATCCAATTGATGAAATAGGCACAAATGCCACAAATTTTGAAGAACTCTTAGAGGAACTAGAAGTCGGATTTGGTGAGTCCCGGTTCAGTGATCGTGGTGTTTTGGGTGAAGAAAACATTGAACGTGACATGAGATATCCGATTGATATTTTCGAAAACTCGGGTAAACTCCCCAACTTGATTTCGTTTGAGTTTTTCCACAAGAAGAGTCCAAAACTCAATGCTGCGAGTGTGGTTGGCAATGTTAAGTCGGCGATTCAGGGTATCGGAAACGCCGCCGTTGAAATCGGTCAAGATCTTGGACTTTTATCGGAGGGAAGTTTACCATTTTCAGCCGGAGCGGATGGTGGTGGTGATTCTTTTACAGGCAATATGTCAAAAGAGCAAATCAGAATTATTAAACAAAATCAGTATGCACAAGGTCCGTATACCACCAGACAGGGATTGGTTACAGAAATGTTTGGGAGTAAATATGGTGGTGCTTTCGATCCAGCAGGCGGTTTAAGTTATTCAGATCTGACTGCGGACGAACAGGCAGCGGTTGATGCTGCGGTCGCACAAGGGCAACTAAGACAGGTCACTGATGTTCGAATTAATAAAGCAACTGAAAGATCTAAGGACAGAATTTTCATGTATGTGCCGAACTCTTTATCCTTCTCGGACACAATTGACTACGATGACGGCAGCCAATCTGCGTTGAGAACCTTTTATGAAGTTTCAGCGGGAAACACACAAACTTTAAAGAGCGCACTAAAACTTGGTATTGCGGATGCAGTTTCATCCAAAATTGGAGATGCGACTCAAAGTCTCTTGGGTGAGGCAGGGAGATTTGATCCTTACGGATCGTTGAAGGCACAGTTAGGTCTTGCGACAAACCCATTCAACGAACTCGCCTTCAAAGGCATGGCACGAAAATCCTTTCAGTTTAACTTCACCTTTGCACCAACCAGTCCCAAAGAAGCAAAGATGATGCGAAACATCATTCAATCATTTAGATTTCACTCGTTGCCCGAACTCTCAGAAAGCACCCTTCAATATTTTGCACCCCATGAGGTCGAGGTAAAGTTTTATCGTACGACTCTAACTGATAACGTTGATGCAACAGATAAGTTTGGTCGCAGTGTTGTATCCTCAGAAGCCTCAGATATATTGGGAGAGGCTGAAGTCAGAGAGGGTGGCTTCTTAGGCATTGGTGGAAAGAAAACAAAAGTTCAACAGAGGCTTCAAGAGAACACAGAAATTCCAAGAATTGGTCGCTGCTTTGTAAACTCTGTGTCGTTGAATTATTCACCACAAGCAAAGTCATCCTTCTTTGTAAATGGCACACCGACAGAGGTGCAAATGAGTATTTCGCTATCACAAGCAATCACAATGAATAGGCAGTTCGTCCTGAAAGGTTTCTAATGTTATTCAAAAGTTACCCAAAAATTAGCCGAGTGATTGAGGACAACATTGTTGAAGTTCAAGATATTCTTCGCAAGGTGGTTTTCACAGACGAGTCCATTGAAAAAGACAAACAGTTTAGCACTTACAAAAAGAGAGATGGTGACACACTAGAATCTATCGCAAGAAAATTTTATGGTCGAGATGAATTGTCTTGGGTCATTATGTTGTTCAATAAAGTTATTGATCCATTTTACGGGGTGAGTTTGTCAACCTCATCACACGACAAATACATGCAGAAGAAGTACCAAGGGCAAACTCTGTTTTTGTCCGCTGTGGGTTCATCATTTCCGCTATCGTTGAACAGTGCTGGCATCACGACTGGAACACTTGCACTTACAAAAACAATAAACTCTGATGGATCATTAAGTTACTTAAATGAACCAAGAGGCACTATCAAATCATTCAATAACAATTTTGGCTCTGTTCAGTTATACGAACAAACTGGAAAGTTCAAAGTAAACGACACCCTTTCAATTTTGGAAGGTCGAGTTGAGGTTCTGTCTGCAACAGTTCAAAAAGCAGTTGATAGCATAGATGCACCAAGTTACTTTGCTGAAAGCCTTGAGGGTGCTAGTTCCGATCCACTCAACCCGCTGGCATCAGTCCCAAATGCTCACGGTGTCCAAACATCAATTGGAACTACAAGTGCTGACTTTGCGACCGCAGTAACATATGGCACTCCAACTCTTCTATTCGATTACGTTTACAATAATGTAGGAACGTACGTTGTGACTAACAGGACGAAAGAGTTTAAAGACAACTACGATAAATCCGTTCTAAACCTAATCGACCCAAAATTCGTACCAGCGTTGGAACTTGAAATGAGGAAGTTGTTCCGAAATGCGTAATAACTATGAACGCCAAGGTGACTTTGAATTCGAGGCACTGTACGCTGTAAGAGGTGACTCTTCTTTTAACCTTTTACAGTTTGCGAACAACTTATCAATTTATGAGGGTGTTGAGCAAAAGTTCATGACTGGTTCTTTGACCTTTACAGACGCGAACAATGTTTTGCGTTTTTATGATTTCAAAAATGACGTATACATCGTTGGTGCATTTAGAACACCACTCCCTGATGTTACTAAAAACAACATCGGAGGATTCTTTTCAAGGGATGACACTGACACAAGATCTGTGTTTGTTCTCAAAGTAACTGATGTGTCACGGACAAAGATGCCAACACAGCAGGGTGATTTTGTTGAACTTACTCTTGTTTCCCCATCTATGTTTTTTGACTCTAACAAAATGATTAGTCGAAGTGTCGGTGGTGTTGGATTTGATCCAGTGTTGCAACTGATGAATGAGTTTTACTTTGATAGGTTAAATCCTAATCGTGTTGGGCTGCCGAACTTTCTGAGTGATTCGGTTTTTCAGACTGGTGGTATTCGCACACTTGACCTTGTAGATACTAGATATGCGTTTTTAAGAATTACAAAAGGATCTGAAACTCAAACACCACTGCGATACTGCTTTCCATTCATGCGACCGTCACAAATGATTGGCTCTGCCATGAATGACTTGATATCAGAGTCAAATGACTTTGGATACTTCATGTGGGAAACTTTGACAGGATTCAAAACCGCAACAATTCAGGGTGTGCAAGAGGGAACTCCAGTCATCGGCTACAGTAAAAAATACACTGAGAATAGGTTTGATGAATCAATTGATGAAAGGCTGGCATCATTGTTTACCATTGAGACTATGGATTTTCCAACAACGGGCAATCGCATGATGCAAACAATGGGTGGTGCATTTGCCTCAAAGATGTATGAGTTTGACATCACGACTAAGCGATTAGATCGAAGAGTTTTCGACTACTCAACACAAAATCCATATGTAGATGCAATCAATAAGTTTCCAATTCAACTTCCAGAAGTCTCACAAAACGAGTTTTCTGGATTTGGAAACATCGTGTCTTTTGATGTGGCGAGTTTTAACTTTAACACACCCAGCGGTGACCCAGATGAAAACCTTTACATTGACGATGAAGGTCATTTGAATATGATCAGTCAAAAAACTCTCATGTACGATACGCAGTTAGAGATCACTGTTCCGGGCAATCACATCATAGAGGCAGGCATGACTGTTAACATTGACGTTCCGCCAAACACCATTTCTGAGGATTCAGTCGATGAAGATATCTCGGGGTCTTACTTAGTCAATGCACTTAGTCATAACTTTGAGTTTCAAGGGAATACACATAAGATGTCACTTGGGCTAACAAGAAACTTTAGGAATACACCAAAGCGTGCGGTGCAATATAACAATATGGAGAGAGCATGAATTTGAATATGGTATGGTTTCAGGGTGTAGTTGAGGATCGAAATGATCCTTTGCAACTTGGTCGCGTTCGTGTTCGATGTGTTGGGTATCACACCGAAAACAAAGAGGATCTACCTACCGAGGACTTGCCATGGGCGCATCCCGTACAGCCTATGACATCGGCGGCAATGAGTGGAATCGGCACTACACCACTCGGACCCGTTGAGGGGACTTGGGTTGTTGGATTTTTTAGAGATGGTGCAGATGCCCAGCATCCAGTCATTTTTGGAACTCTCGGTGGCTTACAAACAGGAACCTCACTCGCACCGACTGATGGATTCCAAGACCCTAACAAAAACTATCCTTTGACAGAGGGACCAAACACAGACACCGACACGAACTCACTTGCTCGCGGAGAGGGTGGCGTGCCAGTCGAAACAAGGCTAAACAATCTTGATGTGATGCTCTCAGCCGACGCAGACATTCCTCTCGCTTTCAATCCTGTACGCGAACCACCACCAAGATATGCCGCACAATATCCGTTCAACCATGTCAAGTTCACCGAGAGTGGTCACGTTGAAGAGTTTGATGACACTCCGGGTGCAGAGAGAATGCACCGCTACCATCGTTCAGGAACCTTTGAAGAAATCGGTCCTGATGGTGAAAGAACTTTGAAGGTTGTAAACAAAAACTATACAGTTGTCATGGGTGAAAATGACCTGCATGTTGTGGGTCCATGTAATGTTCAACTTGACGGAGCAACAAGTGTTATTCTATCGCAAGGTGCGAAGATCACTTCACTCAGAGATTTAGAAGTGACTGTCGTCGGCGACTTCGATTTGAATGTTCTTGGTAAAGCAACAATCGGAGGGCTTCGCACAGACATTCGTGGATTCCCAATCAATCTCAACGGTGGGTTTGATCCAGATGACATCCCAGCGTAAGGAGTTTTGCAATGCCAGAGTATATTGAAGTAAAAGGTATAAGTGAGGCAGGTAAAAGATTTATCCAATATATCCTTGCCTCTGGGTTTGAGTTTTTTGTTTTCGTTGAGGAACCAAAGTATGCTGAGTATCTAAAGTCACATCCGTCAGGCGTGACTGCAAGATATCACTTTATTGAAATGATCACCGAGGGTGGTCATGGTATCAATCGTCCCATGCTCAATGGTGAGATTATCAAAGCACACCCAGAACTTACATTATCTCGAATCACTGAACTCAGAAACCTTTACGATAACAACAAAAACAGAAGACCGTTTAAGGTTCCTTTGGAGACAACAATCGCACCCATCCCTCCTCAGATTGTTGCAGGTGCGAACACCTTTTTGAGTGACTTTGAATTGTATTTTAAGACAACAAGACCACTCAACGATTTCAGAACAAAAAGTGCTGTAGGTATTACAAAAGAGATTGTAAATTCATCACTCAAAAATTTCTCTAGGTCAACCGCTAAATTTGTCGGTCCAAACCTACCCACTGTGGCTAACGTTGGCGATGCTTGGCTAAATACACAGTCGGGTAAATTATTTTTTTACATGTCCGATGGCACGACTGGTGGAACAAGTGGAACGGGCATGACAAGTGCATGGGTGGAGATCTAATGAGTATTGCAACGTTTGGAGATAGAGTCGCGTGTGGAGGAACAGTGATTGGAGGAAGTTACACTGTTCGTGCTAACGGTAAGCCTGTTGCATTTGTTGGCTGTGCTGTGACACCGTGTCCAGATAAACCACCATCCTTTGTTGCGACTGGCAACTACACGGTGCTTGTGAACGGTTCACCCTGTGCAAGACTTGGTAGCGTCAACTCACATGGATCTCCTATTGTCACTACTGGAGCCTACACGGTGTTTGTGCCATGAGTGCCTATCCAAATTCAAATCTAAATTTACCAAGCATCAATCAAGACTTCATTGACCTGTCTGGATGTAATGTTATAGATTTGTTACCGATTGATGATAAGCAAAAGGAACTGTTAAACAAAGCAATCAGTGGCGAACTATTTTTCAATCCTGTTCAGGCTGCAATCACTGAGGGGTTGAACACAATCGGTGGCTTTGTTGAAGAGGTTGAGACTGCCGTGGCTGGACAGGCGGCAAATGAAATTCAACGAATGGTAGATGCAGCGGGCAACCGGCTCGCCGGTGTTAACTTCATTATCATTGGAACTGACCCAATCACAGGACTGCCATTGACCAGACCCGAGAATGTTTTCGAATACATTTCTCGAAAGTCAAATGAACTCAACGCCGGTATTCAGTATTTTCAACAGCAAACAGAAATCTTGTCTGGGGTTTCACTGCTTCCAAAAGATCAACGGGAAAGTAATTTTGATTACAACACTGACGGAGGGATCGATGAGTTTCCCGGTCTTGTTGGCATAACAAATATTGCACAAGGTTTTCAACAAACTGTAAACTCTCTCGATCCCGATAATCTTGAGGACAGGTTCTCAGGATTCTTTGACTCTGTGACTGGAAAGGGAAGTGAAATCATGGACGCGGTGAATGCGGCTGTAAAGGGTGATATCTCTCAGGCACTATCAATTTTCCGAAATGCGGATGGAAACATTTCAATCCCGCAATTTGATCCAGATAACCCAAACGGAGGGTTTGATCTCTCTCAAATTACTGAAGCATACCAAAGTGTCAAACAAGCGGTAAACACACTGGAGTCACTCGTAAACAATGAAAGAGCCTTGACCGCACTCGCAACAGATTATCTTACAAAAACGGTATTCGGGTTTAGCGTGCTTGCCCTTCTAGCCGATCCGTGTTTTGGAAAGAAAATAGCCGAGAAGATCTTTAATCTTTGATAGATAGTAGTATGGCACGCTTTGTAGACATTGACCTTGACTTCACACGAAACCCTATCACGGGTGATGTGTCCACCAAAAAAGATGCACTGGCTGTGTTGCGTTCTATCAAAAATATTGTTAACACAATGGCAGGAGAAAAAAAGTTTGATCCGACATTCGGAGGGGACGTTCGACGGCTTTTGTTTGAGCCGATCTCGCCAACGACAACCTTGAAAATGGAAGATGCGATCAGGCGAGCGATTAATGATTTTGAGTCTAGAGCGATTGTTGAAGAGGTTCGAGTTTTGTCAAACTCTGATGAAAATGAGTATTTCGTCGGCATCATATTTAAGGTCGTAAATGATCCTAGACCAATTTCATCAACTATAACGATCAAGAGGGTTCGATAATGGCACAGAGTATTCAAGTCAATTCACTAAACTTTGACGAAATCAAATCAAATCTAAAGGGATATCTCTCCAACACTGATGTGTTTACGGACTACGATTTTGATGGTTCTGGACTATCGACTATTCTCGATCTGTTGGCGTACACAACGTACTACCAAGGTGTGTATAACAATTTTGTTGCGAATGAGATGTTCATCTCTACGGCTGAAAGTAGAGCGGCTGTTAGTTCACATGCCAAAAGCCTTGGGTATACTCCAAGATCTCAGACGGCTCCGACCGCTATTGTTAATGTTACCTTTGGTTCAACTGCTGGCTTGTCAACTACGTTTAGACGCGGTGCTATTTTCACCACTAAAATTGATAGCAGAACGTATCGCTTTACGAACACTGAGTCGATCACAGTTGATCTTAATCCTTCTGGCACAGGTGAACACATCACGGGTTTGCCAATCAAAGAGGGTGTGATCAGAACCATATCATCTGTAATTAGCAACAATCGTGATTATCAAAAAGTCACCATCCCTGATTTCAAAGTTGACACATCCACGATTAAAGTTACGGTTCAAGACTCGATTACTGACACGACGGGAATCACAAACACTTGGTCTTCTTCAACGAGTCTAGCCTCGATCACTGGTGGGTCGAGAGCATATTTCATTGAGCAAGACTACACTGGTAATTATTCGGTGAATTTTGGAGACGGTGTGATTGGAGCCACGCTTGCTTCAGGAAACTTGGTGACTGTATCATATCTCTCAACTAACGGTCCTGTGACAAATGGTGTTGGAAGAAACGATGCTACTTCATCGGTTAACTCATTTACATATTTAACAGGCAACACGGTCGATACGGTTACGCCCGCATCGGGTGGGGGATTCCCCCAGAGTGTCGAGAGCATTCGTAAAGTTGCACCAAAAACATATGCGTCACAAAATCGTGCGATCACCGCGTCTGACTTTGAGGCTATTGTTGAAAACAACTTTAGTGGGTTCACATCAGTCTTTGCATATGGAGGTGAGCAACTTAGTCCTCCTCAATATGGAAGGGTATTTGTTTCACTAAAACCAAGAGCGAACCAAGTCATCACTGAAAGTCTGAAGAATGAAGTCACCAGTTTTTTGAAAACCAAATGCTCACTTGGCGTTGAGCCTATTGTTGAAAGTCCAGACTTGGTTCGTGTTCAAGTGACAACAAACTACACTTATGATCCTAAAACAACGCCGCTAAACGACGCATCGCTTTCTGAATTATTGGTTTCTTTGATCAATAATTATGTGGAAACTAACACTATTGATTTCCAGTCAACAGTTAGTAAAACCTTGCTTGAGAAATCCATCTTGGACACGGAAACTTCCCTAACGTCTTTGAACACGACTTTTAGATTAGAAAAGCGTGCTGAGTTTTTGCCACAAAAGACAGCGTACTCATTTGATTTTGCAAATGCAATCTTTCATCCTCACGATGGACACTCAAGTGTTGTTTTCTCTAATGACTTCACCTACTATGATCCAGACACCGCAACAAACAAAATTGCTAGGGTCAGAGATGATGGTAGAGGTAAGTTGATTCTGTTTCAATTGAACAACAACGTTGAAACAGAAATCACCAATGACTTTGGAAGCGTAGACTACGATGCTGGTTTGGTAACCTTTAATTTGGCACTACTGTCTGCGGCATCAACAAACGCTGAAATTAGAGTAAATGCTGTTTCTGCAAATAGCATCATCTCATCATCTAACAACATGGTGTTAATCTCTGATCCGACCTCCACAAGAGCAACGTCAACACCAATCACTCTTTCTGCACCACAAACAGGCACTTCAACAACGACAACGACTGTCACCAACACCCCTGCCGTGAGCGGCGGAGAGGCTTCCAGTGGTAATGGTGGCGGCGGTGGCGGTGGTGGCTACGGAGGTTATTGATGTCCGGCTTTGATATTGGTGGCGTCGGTGGTGGCGGTGGTGGCTTGCAACCAGCATCTGTCAGTGACCTTAACCCAAAAAGGATCGAGGATATTTTAGGAGATAGAAGGCGTGTTGCCAGAGGTAATCCAGTGCCGCCTACCGCCGCCGGAAATGAACTGGCAGGCTTGTTGCTTGGTCTTGTTCAACCACAAGATCCTCTTCAAGATGTTCAACAAACCATTGGTGAAGAACCATCAATTGACGAGAGAATATCAACCATCGTCACCGACATCTTACCATCATACATTGGGGAAGACCATCCGACTTTTGTTCTTTTCATGAAGTCATTTTATGAATACCTTGAATACGAGGGCGAGGCGAGATATGAGGCTGTAAAACTTCAAACAAACTTTGACATTGATCAAACCCTTGACTCATTTGTTCAATATTTTATGAGTCAATATGCCAGTGACTTCCCCGAAACGCTTGATAGCGGAATGAGTAACAGACAACTCGTTAAGCGAATCAACGAGTTTTACAAAGAGAAGGGTGGCACAATCTCAGTTAGTTTGCTTTTCAGAATACTGTTTGGCAAAGAGGCGGACATTGATTTTCCGAGAGAACGGTTGTTTGAGATATCGGGGGGTGACTACCTAACGTCCTCTATTATCAAACTAAGTCGAACAAACACTGTTAGTGATCTCAAGTCAGTTGAGGGTGGTATCCTGAGACAATACCCATATGATGATTATGGTGCTGTCAACAGATACGCAGAGCCTTTTGCTACTGCACTAATTGATAGCGTTGCAGTCACTAAAATTGATGGGATCAATCAAACTACAATCAACTTGAAAACGGTAAACGGAAACTTTACACCAAACAGAGAAGTCGAATTGGTAAAAGGCTCTACGTTGTTACAAGAGCATGTGTTTGAATTGATCGGAGGAATCACAATCTCTGACGCTGGTGTTAGTTATGACATCGGTGACTCGATTGAAATCAAAGACTCAAAAGGATTTGTTATTGCATCTTCAAGTGTGAGAGGCATCAACAGAAATGGCTCAATCAAAACTCTGGAGCCTGTTAGAATCGAATCCATTTACAGACCATATGAAACATACTCATTTGACATTACTTCATCAGCCGGAGTTGGTGCATCACTTTCATTTATTAATGGTTATGGCAACTTGCCAAGTAGGAAGATTAGGAGAACAGCAAAATCAACTGCGTCCTCTAAATCTGTCATCCCAGATCACTTTAGAAATCAACAACACTCGTATGTGATTCGTGTCGAGGAGCAACTTAAGACTTTTAAACAATTGGTTCTAGACATCATCCATCCGGCTGGTTCTAGAATGTTCAATGATCATGTCATTAACAGAAAGTTTAGTGCAACAACTTTTGACTTCGTGTCTCCACAATCCTCAACAACATCAAGCAATCCAACTCGCTTTACCCCTGCCATTGGACACTTTACTCCTTACATTTTCAGTGGAACGTTTGATCTACGGGGCGATACGTTTGGATCGACTTACATCGATTACTATCCTACCGGATTTAATGGTCTTACGATGGCAACCATTGGAACATCTGCAACTCATGATCCGATCACCGCAGGGTTTACGATTGGTGCGATGGGAGGACCGTCTGCTGGAACACAAAACCCCGAAGCATTCGGTTACACATTCAGTGTTAATGCAGGTGTTACACTACCCGGATATACTGTTGAAAACATAAACCAAAAAATTCAAGTCACCGGAACAGACTCAATCACCGCACCTTTTTGGATTATCTACAAACATCCAAAAAACACTTTGATTAATCCACCAGCCTCCGGTCTTGCATCATCAAACTTTGTCACAATTCCACTTGATCCTGCGGGATTCACTGCTGGTCATTTCACTAGTTTTACCGCAGGGATGACTACTGGTGACGTTATTGTTCAAAGATCTTCAAGCAGGCAAACGGCAATAGGTATTGTCTCTGGAATTACATCACAGAATCCACGAACTGATCCAACACGATTTGCATCGTCCGCTGCAACTCTCGGCATAGTCATGACCATAAATGTTAGAAACGGTGAGTTCACAAACGAAAGTAACTCTGATGGAACTCCTCGCTTGCTACTAAATACTCGTAACAGTGCAACGTTCGATACTCTAGGCACTGGTGGGAATCTTTCGATCAGAACGGCAGCGGGGACTGGATTGAACAGATTTGCTTGGACTGATTTGGTCATTGGCGATTTTCTTAATACGACTATTTACTAAGGGTGAAATATGGCTACTGCAACTTTAGACGCACAACTTAAAACACAACTATCAAAGGCGTTTCTTGATCAGTTTGATCCGTTCAGACAAGAGAACCTTTTTGTTGGTTTCGCTAAGATCGCAGGAAGTGGTCAAGCGACACGAACTGAAACGGCAGACACTCTGACTAGAAAGAATATTCTATACGCAAAGATGGTTTCACCATCCGATATTGCGTTTGTAATTGATAGAGTTGATTGGACATCGGGGACAAACTATGACGAGTTTGATCCATCTCTTGACATGTCCACAAAAAACTTTTATGTTTTAGGTGGTGAGGACTCCGCGTCACCAAACATTTACATCTGCACTAAAAAGGGCGGGGCAACATCAGTAGAAAAACCAGTTGGCACAACTCCCGAAGTTGAAATAAAAGGTGACGGATATGAATGGAGATTTGTTGCAAAGGTCACCGGAGACTTGACAAAATTCTTAAACTCTAGTTATATCCCGATCAAGGTGGTTCCCTACTATAGCGACTTGCCTCCAGCAAGTTACGATCAAACCGACGAGGATATTTTCCAATACGCTTCACAGTACGATGCTAGGGCTAATGTCAATAGCGGAAAAATTCAAAGTGTCAAGGTAACCGCTGCGGGAACCCCATCTGTTTACAGTAAAACAGTAAAGGCTGGTGCAAATCAACAAGTTGTTGCAAGCACATCTACGACAACTCAAATTTCATCTCTCGCCTCCTCTGTAGATGACTTTTACAACGGCTATGCGATTAAGTTTAACACTGGTCCCAGAGCAGGACTGCTTGCAAAAATTACTGACTATGTTGGATCTACTCGATTGATCACACATGCTGCACTTTCTGTTAACGCAGGCGCAGGGGACAGGTATGAAATTTATCCTCTTGTCGAGTTTACAGGTGATGGCTCCGGTGCTACGGCACATGCGTTTACTGACTCCAGTGGACAGGTGCAGTCTATTGAACTATTGAACGGTGGTACAAATTACAAAAATGCAACCGCGACAATCACCACATCTCAAGATAGCGGAACTGATCCAACACTGACCCCACGCATCTTTAAGGATGTCGGTCAAGATCCAGTGTTTGAACTTTTTGCATCAGCGGTAAAACTTTATGTTGCACTTGGCGATGATAACGACGAGATTATGAAGCAAAATGAATACAAAGAAATTTTCCTTGCTTCGGGTTTCAATGTTGGTGCTAGTTATGACAACGCCGGGAAACTTGCCGGACATGATAATTCAACTGTTACAAGAATTGATGTTTTGAACAATGGCACTGATCCAGTTGCGATTAATGATTATGTTTATGGGCAAGATAGTTTTGCCTTTGGTCGAGTGCAAACTTTTACCATCAATAACTCTGATGGTCACTTGAATGTTAAAAACATGCGAGGTGAGTTTATCAAAGACGAAAAGTTGTCTGTTCTTGATTCAGGAAGCACACTTTCATTCAAGAATGAGAACCTCACTGTAGTGAGAACAAGAAAAGGTGATACAACTCTTACAATTCCAAAACAGAATTGGAGAGGAACTCATGAGGTTGGTATCTCTTTCGATACTGTTCCTGTCATTGATACTTCAGTTACAGGTGGCTCCGGTGGTGTTGGTTTGATTGCTGAAATTTTTAATATACAAGAAACTGGTGACCCCACCGCCACTATTAGACTGACCCAAGTGTATGGTGGAACCGCATCTGGAACTGTTGATTTCACAGTTGGCGAGACACTTACAACAAGCGTTGGTCAGGCAACAATTAAAACGATTAGCGGTCCAGAAATAGATCTAGATTCTGGACGGATGTTATACATAGAAGGTATCACTGCTGTTTCTAGGCAAGATGAACAAGAAGATGTAATTGAATTTGTCTTTGATTTTTAATAGGAGAGTTGCATGACAATCGGCAAAAACACAGATGACAGTGCTTTCGACACAAGCCTCATGGCTCGTAGTCCATATTATGATGATTTTGATCCACAGAAGAAATTTCTAAAGGTTCTGTTTAAGCCGGGTCAAAGCGTGCAGGCACGCGAACTTTCAACTCTGCAATCGATCCTTCAAAACCAAGTCGAAAGATTTGGTCGCCATGTTTTTCAAAACGGGTCTTTGGTTAGTGGTGGTGAAGTTGCTGTCTCGAATGGTTTCTATGCGAGAATTAACTCAGATAAACCACTCACAGACACTAATCTCAAATCTTTGGTTGGTCGTAAAATTACAACTACTGACGTAAGCACCGATACTATCGCCACAGTCGTTTCTGTTCTCGACACTCCCGTTGGCACGAACGATGTCACTTCACTTACGAATGACAATGAACAAGTTGTCATCTTTAACTATAACAATGCAGGTACTTTCACCGGAAGTGTTTTTTCAACCACTGGTGATAACGACACTTCACTGACTTTTGAAAGTGCGGCAAGTGTAGCACCAAGAAGTGGTGTTGTGTCAAACATTGTTTCTGTCGATCAAGGCATTTACTTCATTGATGGATACTTTGTGCTTAACAATCAACAGAGTCTCGCTGCGTATAGCATCACACAAGGTTACAGAAACTTTACCAAGCCATCTGCATCCGTTGGGTTTGACGTTACGAAGACAATCGTTGATGTCAGTGATGATTCAAGCCTTAACGATCCCGCTGCTGGTTTCAATAACTTCAATTCACCCGGAGCAGATAGATTTAAGATTGAGCCAACTCTCAACCAAAGATCTTTGACCGGCACTGGCGACTCGTCGTCTTTCGGCATCTCTGGAGGCACAAATGATTACGTTGAATTGGTTCGTATTGATGAAGGAAGCGTATCAAAACGAGTCAAGTTTGCTCAGTATGGTGATCTCTTAAGAACGCTCGCAAGAAGAACATTTGATGAGTCTGGAAACTACACCGTTAAACCATTTACGCTGACGATTGATGAACACGAAAATGTGTTCGGTTCGGCGGATGCAACGAAACTTGGTGTCGTGCTTGCTCCCGGTAAGGCATACATCTCAGGATATGAGTTTGAGACAGCAGGACCGACAAAGTTTACTTTGAACAAAGCGAGAACGACTCAGAAGATTAATCTTGTTGATCTGACAACAAAAGAAAGCACTTTCATTGACACCGATGATTATACTCTTCCGGTTAGTGGAACCGCTTCTGAACGCGCACTGCTTAATGGTTCAGAATTTGCAATCTTCAGCGAAGCATCAGATCAAAGCAGAACCTTTATTGGTCGATGCAACATCAGAAACGTTCGAGGCTCGACAACCAGTCAAACTGGTGCTAAACCATTCTTGAGATTTCATATTAGTCGTTTCAACATGGAGGTGAATCCGGCATCCGGGAAAAAGTTTAGTCTCTTCAATCAGAACAAACTCGTTCTCTTTAACATCAACAACGATGCAAACACCTCACGCGGAGGAGGAACTCCATCCTTTACCACTAATAATAAGTTTGTAATCACCGTTAATAACCCCGCCTTGAATATTAGGAATCTCAACAACGGTAGAAATATCTTTAAACTGCCTAATGCCTTTGCGACATCTGCGATTGATGGTGCAAACCACCAGTTTGAACTAACAGTCACTAAAATGTTTACCGGAACAACTAATGCAGCAGGCATTGTTGAAATCACTCTTCCCGCTGGTTCTGGAAATGTAGACTTCATTGACAGCAGCACGAATATGACTGTGCTTGCTGTTGATAGATCGGGTGGTAATGACAATACCGCAGCCATGTCGTTGGCAACAATTGAAAGTGTAAGTATTGATCAAACTAACAATATCATTAGAATTCAACTCCCGAATAATAAATTTGCCAATGCGGATTTCATTGCAAACATTCCGTTGAAATACAAAAATGATGCACAAAACAAAACAATTAGAACTGCGTCACTTGTCACCGAAACCGTAACGGTCAAACCCGACTCTGGGAATGATGCGTTCTATGTTTTCGATGGGAATAATGGAAATGGTTATGTAACTGCACTTCTTGATGTTTTGACAATTCTGGATGACACGGGTACTGATGTTACATCCAAGTTCAAAGTTGATGATGGTCAACGTATTGATATTTTTGACTTTGCAACACTAACTCTTCTGAAAGGTGAAACTCTTAGCAACGCTGGTAGTCAACTCACTGTCACTCTTCGAAGGTTCAATCATACACAAGCGGGTATCGGATCGGCACTTACTAGACAAAGTTATGCGTCAATCCCAGAACTTGACACTTATGACAAATCACCCATCTTCAATGATCCTGACACTGGAGAGGTTTTGCGTCTGTTTGATGCAGTGGACTTCAGACCAAGAAGAAGAAATCCATCCCGAGGTGATATTGATTACTCTTCCGAAGAGGTGACGTACCCATTTGACTTTACTTCAGACCCCTCCAAGGTTTCGTTTACCACGTTCCTTCCGAGAGTTGATGTTATTGTTCTCGGCGAGGATCGTGTTCTTAGAAAAATTGAAGGCACTCCTTCCCTTTCTCCAATCATTCCTGCCGTAAACGAACGAGATATGGAATTGTACCGTATCTTTGTTGATGCGTTTACAGTTGATGATAATGCAACATCTGTTAGGTACATTGATACACAACGCTTTACGATGCAAGACATCGGTGACATTGAAGATACAACCTTCAACGATTCAGAATTCATCTATCGACAGTCTCTTGAGGCAAAGGCTATCTCAGCCGCTCTTGGTCTATTCCCCGGTGCTGAAAATGTAGACTCCGGTGTGTTTGTAGATGAATTGATTGGACACGCGAACGCTGACGTTACCAAACAACAACATAACGTTTCAATCGACCCTGTTACCGCAACGCTGCATCCTCCTTTTGAAACGTTCTCAAAAGGTGGCACGCTCAGTCAAGGACAAAACAGAACAATTTACGACACGAACTACGGTAGAATCGTCACCTCTGCTGGTGTGACTACAAACTTTGTTGAAAACACAAGTGAAGATAATGGCTTGGGAGAGGCATTGTCGCCTAACCCATTCGGGATTGTTGACTATCTTGGAACAATCAAACTCAATCCAACCTTTGACCGATATTGGAGTGAGACAAAAGCACCAAAAGTTTTGGTTAACGCTGCCGGTGAAAACAACGCTTGGAAAAAAGCGATCTCTGCGCCAACGGGAGTCGGCGGAAAACGATTTGGTTTTGGCACTCAGTGGAAAGACTGGGAAAGTTTGTGGTTCGGTCGAGTCTCAGGAGATGAGTCTGACACGAGTTCAGATTTGAGTGATCCAGATAACAATCAGTATAGAAGTAACAACACACGCTCTGGGTTTGTGAGAAGAGTGTTGGCAGAGAAAATCACCAACAAAATTGGTAACCGAATTGTTGACCTTTCAATCGTTCCTTATATGAACACTGTAACGATCACTGGTCTTGTTGAAAATGTCAGACCAAACTCCACTCACTACTTGTATTTTGATGATAATCTCATCGGTGCAACGGTAGATGGATATGATGCAGGATCAACCGGATCATTTAACTTTAGTGTTACAGTTCCCGCTGATGAATATCTGACAGGTGAAAAACTTGTTCAAGTTTCAAATGGCTTGACCAATGGTGATATCAGCACTGCAACATCTTCAGCCGATGCGACTTTCTACGCCCTTGGTAACTACAGAACTGTGGGGGATGGAATTGATTCGGTCAGACCTGCAATCCGTAGACGGGATGCCTCAAATACCGACTCCTTCCTTGGTGCTGAGTATACTGACTCGGTTGGCGGAATCGGTGTGAGTGTGTTTAATAGTCTTGACCCACTTTCACAAACCTTTAAGGTAGATGCAAACCTTTTCAACGATGGCTTGTGTCTTGAGTCTGTTCGTTTGTCTTTTGCATCAAAACCACAAGACACTGGCGGTGTTGTCGCCCTGCAAATCAGACCTGTCGATGATAATGGTTCTCCTAGAAGAAACTTTGTCGTTCCTTTCTCTGAGAAGACTTTAACTCCGAGCGAGGTGACTACTACTGGTCTTACAGACTTTACCTTTGAAAGTCCAGTCTATCTTGGACCGGGAACTTATGCGATCTCAGTTTTGACTAACGACTCTGAATATACGCTCAACACGACCGGCGCACCTTCACCAAACAGTCCGCTTGAAAGAATGTTTGTTGCAAGAAACGATGGACAGCGGACGGTTTACTCCGACACATCTCTCGTTTGCACACTGGTGAGACACTCATTCACAGTTGATAATACTTCAATCGTGTTTACTCCAGACACTCCTTTCTCTTCAAGTCTCACGCCAAGTGCAGTGTATTTTGCAAATGCAAGAAATATTCTTTCTCGGGCAAAGATTAGTGCTGCGTTTGACCTTGATGGTGCTGCTACTGATAAGACGGCGATTCCAAACAAAACTCTTAACTTCTTAAATCAGACATCAAGTAGGACTAATAGTGTCACTCTTAGTTTTACTCCGACCGAAAAAGTCAGTCCGATCATTGATGAGTCGCAATGTAAACTTTTGAACATCGAATCATTTACTTCTTCTTCTATTAACGTTGACTCAGAAACGCAATCGAGCAATCAGAAGTCTGATAGTATTGCGACTTACTACTCTAAGATTATTACACTTAACAATACGGCGGATAACCTAAACGTGAGAATTGCTGGTGTGTTGACTAATCAGGCAAAGGTCAGAGTTTTTGTCAAGGTGGCAGGAGAAAGTAATCCTGATCTTGAGACTGCTCCATACATTGAACTTGAATTTCAGTCGGGTGCATCCTCAACATCAAACAACAATAGACAAGTTGTTGTGCAGAACTATGCATCCCCTAACGATGAAAATTCAGAACAGTCAGCACTTGGAACATTCGATCAGTATATGTTCAAAATTTGCTTGATAAACTCGGACGACGAGGCGAAAGATTTGCCTTTGATTACAAGCATTGCGGCTGTTCCTTTGGGTAAGAAAGTTACGTCTGAATTCTTCGAGTCACTCGCACCGACTGGAACCATTGTTGCATATGGTGGTCTTGGCGGCAATAATAACGTTCCTGCTGGCTGGCTTTTGTGTAATGGAGATACACTTACGAACAACCTAGAAGTGCAGGATTTGAGACAAAGACTTGGGACAAAGTTTAATCAACCCAATGATAGTGCTGAAACCGTTCGCTTGCCTGACTTGAGGGCTAGAATTCCAATTGGTCATAATGAAGATCTCAATGTTGGCAAGTTGAGAAGCAGAGGCAGTTACGGAGGCTCTCACAAACTCCAAGGTCACAATCACATCAACCCCAAAAAGGTAGACGGTTTGCACGCTGGGCAGCGGTGGGTTTGGAGTGATCAGCAAAACGGATATGGACCCACCAGACCCGAACACTTTGGAAAAGAAGATGCTGATGCCGGTAGAAATTATCTCGGCGACGGCTTATACAGTGGTGAAAACGGCGGTTACGCACGCGACCAGCAAGGTCAGGGCAACTCAAGAGGTCTTTTGCTTCACCATGGCGAGGATGTTACTGGTGCTGAATTGGATATTAATTTGACTGAACAGATGCCTCCGTTTATGGTCATCGACTACATAATTAAGTTGTAAGGGAAACTAAATGGCTGGAAATGCATTCACCAACTTAAATACGATTAGCCTATCTGACAACTTCAGAGCATGGTTTGATAAAACCAACGAAATTGTTGGTGCATTGAATCCGGTTGAAGTTTACGGTGTTACTGCGGGGACTGGAATTACAGTTGCAGTTGACGCTAATGGTCTTGCTACTGTGGGTTTGTCACTCGCAACAGCAACAACGGGTGATACGACTTTTACTGGAACGATTACCTTTGGTAACGAAGTTCAGTTTGAGGGCAAAACTGTTGACTTTACTGGAGTGACAGCGTACGGGCGAATTGTTAGAAGTATAAATGGCAGCACCGGAGATGTCACCATTGGGTTGACTGGCATTAACGATCCAACCTCGGCTACTGGCGATATGCTTATTAAGTCGGGCGGAACCTTCGCAGCATACTCGGCTTTCAACGGTCAGACGTTCATTCAAAATATGCCGTTTAGATTTGCCGCTTCGGGTGGTATGCTTCTTGGTGGTAATACTGGTGGCTCCGCAGGTGTTCATGTTTTCAAAAACGGACCACTTGGTACTTTGCAGATTGCAACCGATGGCGGAACCCTTGGTTCTACTCTTGCATTTGTTCATCTTTTAAACACAGGCTACACTGGAAGTGACGTTGCCGAACGAGGAACACAAATGTTCTTTGGACGCATTGGCGGTGCTGGAACTGACGGGGCTGGCTTGGTCATTCGTGCAGGTGGCACGGCTGCTTTCGACGCTGACGGACCTATGGTCGTTATCGATCAAACTAATAGAAGAGTCGGAATCAACGGAATTACATCCACAGAGGGACCGCTTCACATTAAAGGCGAATCAACCAGTGCCACCTCCGCAAATGACATTGTAATTCAAAGTACGACAGGGAAAACTGCTGCTATTCGTGCTGCCGTTGCAGGAACCACTGGTGAATATACTGGTCTTGAAGGATCGACGAGTATCACTACCCCAAGATTCCGTGGGTTTAACGATCTTGACAGACTAAGAACAATTATTGGTGCGACCTCAATGCCTGTTTCGGGAGTGGAACTGCGACACAACTCGGATGTTTCATCGTTTGGTATCTTTGGTCAACATTCCAGTGGTGCTTCACTGTCTCCAGTCTTGGTTGCGAAACAAGAAGGCTCAGTTGTCATCGGTGGCATTAGTTCGGATGATGGTTCGGGATCTACCTTCGGCACACTTAACATTGCAAGTGGTAGTCTGCTTTTTGGTGGCACGCATGGAGCAACAATCGCACAAGATGGTGGGGTTCTTTCAGTAATTAGTAAAGATGGCAAGTCATCATTTACGAATCTTTTTGCTGAAACTCCTAACGGTGGGGGGTCAACATCAGCGTTTACAAATGTTTGCTTTAATGGCGTAATCACTGACGATATGGTTCTTGATTTGCGAAAGCCGGATGGCTCAAGCCCATTGAGTGCCGTTGATGAAACTGGAGAGGATCTACCCTCTGAAGATAATAACTTGGACATTCTTGCCTTGGAGTTTATTGATTTTGATTCGTCTGGGAATAAAAGGCAAGCAGTTGGAAATTTCGAAATTGATATCACAATGCCAAGTTACATTTTCATAGATGAATTCAGACAGTCACAACATCACTCAGTTATTGGTGTAATCCCTGCCATAGATTCAAAATTGGATCAGAACATACCATCACAGTTCGGACTCAGTGATAGTAGCGGAAATGACTTGGGCTTGGTCGCTCCGTCTGAATCTGGGCAACTTATTAGAATGAGTGACTTAACACCCAACAGCACGCAACAATTGACATTCAAGTTGAAAGGTAATTGTTCGACTGGTGTTAGAGTTGGACTTGTCGTATCAAAAACTCATGGGGACGTTGGAAATAGAAATGGTGCTATCTATCGCTCGCCCGGATCATTCAGTGCTAAATTCTTTAACGTGGAGTAATCATGTCTTTTACTAATCAACCATATGCAGGCGATCAAAATGGCGAGAGAAAACTTCTCGTATTCAAAGGTGGAGACTTTATTAGTGGCATTAAAGTTGATTCAACAACCACTGAGTATGTTGCCGCAGGTGGTGATACATTTGCAACCGCAGCGGAATTGAATCAGTTTAAGGCAAATAGAGCATACTTAAAGTATGCACAAAGTTCCATGTCTGCATCAACAATCAAAACAACCACATCGGGACTTTTCACGAACAGTGGATCTATAGGGGAAACTGGAAATGGATCTGGAGATGTCAAGCCCATTCCAGATCCCAGAATTTCACATAGAGTCACATTCGGAGCAACAAATGGAATTGGTGCTTCCGGTGGTGCAGCGATCAGTCACGGTCAGCAAATTGTTATCTCTGACTCTTCGTCATCATTAACTTTTGATTGTTACTTTGCAAGATTCTTTGATGGACTCACCACTGGGGTTACAAGTCAGGCAGAAATTATGCTTGTCGGTGCTACGGGAGGGAGAGTCACTGGTGGATTTTCGAATGTTACTGGTCCGTTTATCTTTACAACACCAGCAGGCAATACGGCGGAGGTTGTAAAGGGTACTGGTATCAAAACTCTCAAGAATCTCAACTCGTTCAGAGAGTTTATGAAAGATCAAATCGCTGCGTCCCTTGATGGAAGCACGTTCGATTCGATTACATACGGAGTCTCAGCGAATAAGACTGCTGTGTTCTTCCGAGGCTCTACCGATCTTACAGAACTTGCCACGATCAGCAGTCTATTGGTTGCAAATCAAAAAGGACGTAGTGCTGACTATATCTCAAATATTCACCTTCCGCTGGTTGGCTCGACAAGCCCAACTCTTGGTGTCGTTGGTTTGACATTCAATGCTGTTACTGGTGGATCTGCCACAAACTCAGAGTTTGACGATGCCGTTGGCAAATTGTTCAAGGTTCGAACTGACAAAAAAGCGACTCTTGATACGACCCTTCGCACCTTTGATACTCTTAAGTCTCTTCGTGATATGACGAACACTGCGTTCTAATGAGCGATTCTGAGCGTAAACCAAAGGGTGGGTTCAAAAGACGTAGGAAGCCTCGTTCCAATACATATAAAAGGACAAGGAGCGACCTAGATGGCAACACCCACGACAAGAGAAGAACTAAAACAGTATGCTCTAAGAAAACTCGGCGCACCAGTGATCGAGATCAATGTTGATGACTCACAACTTGAAGACGCACTCGATGACGCTTTGCAGATTTTTGCAGAGTATCACTTTGACGGTGTAGAGAAGGTTTTCTACAAATACGCTGTCACTGCCAGCGATATTACCAATGGGTTTATTGATGTAAACAATATCGGTTCGACGGGACCGAATGACTCTCCACAGGTGTCTCCCGGCTCAAGTATCGTATCTGTTTACAAACTCTTTCAGTTTGACGAGAGTGGCTCTGGGTCAAATATGTTTAGTGTCAATTACCAATTGGCATTGAATGATGTGTATGGTCTTCGTGCGCCGGGAAATATGTCAAACTATGCCATCACGCAAAGTTACATCCAAATGTTGGGTGACATGCTGTCTCCCGAAAAGGCTATTCGATTTAGTCGTGTGACAGACAGAATCTATATCGATGCGGATATGGATGAGTTGTTGGATGCTGGTGATTTTGTTCTTATTGAGGCGTATGCGTCACTTGATCCAAACACATATACAGAAATTTACAATGACATTCTGCTCAAGAAATATACGACCGCTGCATTTAAGTATCAGTGGGGTATGAACCTTTACAAATACCAAGGGATTCAACTTCCGGGTGGTGTTCAGTTCAATGGTGACCAACTCATGTCAACGGCAAAAGAGGAAATGGATCGCATTGAGGAAACGCTGCAAGACAAGTACGAACTACCCGCTAACTTCTGGGTCGGCTGATGGCAACAAATCAATACTTCAACAAGTTTGCTTTTAAGAATGAGCAAACACTCGTTCAAGATCTCGTCGATGAAACGATCAAAATTCACGGCGTGGATATGACGTACATTCCGAGAGTCGTTGACGATCTTGATGACACTCTCGGAGATGCAAAAAATGTATCTTTTACGGATGCCCGTGAGATTGAAATGTACGTCGAAAATTTTGACGGGTTTGAAGGAGAGGGTGAGATCATGTCTCAATTTGGTTTGGAGATCAAAGATGAGATGACCGTCACTGTTTCAAGTAGAAGGTTTACTTCAACATTTAAAGACAAAAATTTCACTAGCCCAAGAGAGGGTGACCTCATCTTCTTCCCACTTAATAATTCACTTTTTGAGGTCAACTTTGTTGAAAGAGAAAAGAACTTCTTTAGTTTTGGTAAAACCTTTACCTTTCAAATGAAGTGCAGTTTCTTCAAGTATACCGGAGAGGACTTTACCACTGGCTTCGATTCAGTCGATGGTGTGACATCCTCCGCATTTGACCAATTGGTGGTCGTAGGATTGACTTCAGGGACGGGTGAGTTCAGAGATGGGGAAAGAGGTCATCTTTACACGAACGCAGCAGGGAGCATCACAGGGGCTACAATCGACGTTATCGAATGGGATACTTTGACCGATACTGCAACAATTAGAGTCCTTGGTGGGACGATTGGTGGGGCAACGCTGATGGTCGGTCAAGCCTCCGGTGCTTCCTTTGGTATTCACACCATCGGAGCCACGCAAGAATACTTTGCTAAAGACGGTCTTGAAGATAACACAGAAATTGACTTTGAGGCATCGAGTTTTCTTGACTTTACTGAATCTGATCCGTTCTCGGAGGGTAACTTCTAATGTTTACTACATTTTACAATGAAACAATTCGTAAAACTGTGATTGGATTCGGCAGTCTCTTTGATGACATTTATGTTCAGAAAATCAACGCATCAGGACAAACATCAAAAAAGATTCTCGTACCAGTCTCCTACGCTCCAAAAGAGAAATTTATTCGTATGTTACGAGAGTTTCCATTGCTCAAGGGCGATCAAGCAGAGACAGCAATCGGTGGCGTTTTACCAAGAATGGGGTTCTCGATTACAAACATTGATTACGATGGGTCGAGAAAACGAAACACCGTTTTTAAGAGATTTGTGACGAGTGAACCGAATCCAACGACTGGTCTTGTTGAGCAATCTCAATCTCAGTTTACCGAGGTTCCGTACAACATCGGGTTCAACCTTGCTATCGGTGCGAGAAGCACAGATGAGTGTTTGCAGATCGTTGAACAAATTTTACCTTACTTCACGCCAGAGTTTACTCTAACCATAAACTTTACTGATAGCATGAATACAAAGGTTGATGTACCAATTATCCTGAATGCTGTTTCGCCAGAGTTTGAATTTGAAGGTGATACCTCAACACAAAGAAACGTAATTTTCAACCTTACGTTTACTGCTTTGTCTTATGTTTTCTCACCTGTCAAGACAAACAAGATCATTCGCAAAACCGATGTTACGACACTCATCAGTGGTTTCAATTCAGACGGGTCTATCACTGGACCGACTGGTGCTATCGCAAGATCAATTTCGTCCATCACAGGTCCGTCCGGTGCAAGCAGTATGCCGCCTAACGCATCCGTCACAACTGAAAACTTTGAGTTTGGAAGTATTACTGGTGGACTAAGTATAACCGGAGGCACTATGTGATGAAAGATGAAAATCCACTAGAGGACGCACTCAACATTGAGCCTGTTGAAAAAGAGGAAAAGATGCCATTGCGAAAGCCTGTGGAAATCGACTTGTCAAAGTTTCCTGAGCGAAAGCAAATGCACCAAAGACAAGATTACTCTGAGGTGCGT